AAGATAACTAATACTGAATTTAGATTATCTCAGATTGTTCCACCACCAAATGTTGCTGATAGTTTAGTTAAAGGAATTAACTACGAATTTACTTCTTTTGAGGTGTTTTTAGATAATATTCCTACTGCTCCTCTTCGTCATCAGATTCCAATCCACTCTATTGCTTCTAAGGCAGTTTCTACCTTTACACAGATTTATGGAACTACTAATGACGAAGGTCAGCAAGAAAGTGCTTCTGATTATTATGCTGGTGCTTTACCAAGTGAAATTAATCTTAATGATGTAGTGTATTTTATTAACAATAGACTTTATCCATTAAGGTCTTACAATCCACAGGCACTATCAGATAAGGTTTTATCACAGAATGAATTAGTTAAGGCATTTAGAGCAATTGGGAAACAACCATTATCCTTAGGAAACGCTGACTTTTCTGATTTAGAAGGATACACTAACACACCACTCATTAGTAGAGAACTTGCTAGAAGTGGTATGGTGTTTGACCTAAGAAACTCTGAACCTGAATTACGACTTGCTTTCAGTAATACTAGAACAAATGTCCTCCGTGCTAATACTTTTGTTTTTAGCAAAAAGATTATACAGACTACTGCGACAGGAGTTCAAGTAATTCATTAGGTTTAAAATTAAATTTCCAATTGCTTCTCCAACATTTTCATATTTCTCTTTATCATTCATTATTTAAAATATATATATTTCTTAATATTTATATGGAAAAAGAAACTGCCGATTATTTACTTAAACTTGCGAAAGAAATGGATAATATTGAAGATGTAATATGTTGGAATTTATCTTTTGATATACCTTACGAGGAAACCTTAAAAGAAATAGATAGATTAGATTTGCTAGATTATTTTTCTTACTTAAATGATAATGAACTCACAGATACAGGACAAGAGACTAAGGACTCCTCTATACGACCTAAAAAAGAAACCAACGCCTGAACTGCTAAAACTTATAGCAAAGCAATCTAGTAGTGAAATAACAGCACATCCATTTAGTAAAGTTAAAGAACCAATGAAAGAAAAAATAGAAAATATATTTATTAAATCTCAGGGAGATAGAACTAAAATTGTAAAAGGAGGTGGTGATAAAAAAAATGTTAGTAATAAAAAGTTAAAAAAAAAATCTAAATAAGTTATATACAACCAATGGCGAACTTATTTAATTACGATGTTAATCTTCAACCTGCTGTTATGGATATTAGAAGTGAAACCTTAGAACCAATTTCTACCTCTACTAACCGTTATGTTTTTCGTTTAGACCAAGCAGGACAGTTAGATTCTAATTCTGTTTTACTTTTTAAACCACAGAGAGTAACAGGAAAAAGTGATAATGATAGTCTTCGTGTTAATCCAGTAGGAGGTGGATTACTTGCTATTAAAAGAGCAACTTTACAAGTAGGAGATTATGTTCTTAATGATATTAATGATGTAGGAAAAATTAGTCATTTAGTGGATATGGGAACTATTAACACTTCCAATAACAGTAAATACAACTCTCATTATTTCCTTAACAACGCTCACTACAAATCCTTAGATAGTGGTGGTAGTGCTGATGCTAATGCTACTACTAATGGAGAATCTGCTCACGGTTCTGCTGGAAGTATTATTTATGATAGATACAGAAGTGCTATAAATTTTGGACAACCTAATAACTCTTTTGGTGGTAAATTAGTGAATAACTGTGCTATTACAGATGATAAAAGCAAGAACCACCAAATTGGTATTCCATTAGGTAATTTATTTCCTTGTCTTAAAGGTCAGGAATTACCTTTGTTTTTATTCCAAGATTACAGAATCCTTTTAACTGTGGAATTCCACACTTCTGAAAAATGGGTAAATGATATTGCCGATGCTTCTATGACTGCTGCTGCTGGTTTTGTATCTGTTGAAGATGTTAAATTACAAGTGGATTACATTATTTACCCTAGTGAGGTTCAGAATCAGTTAAAAGAACAGACTAACTCTCAGGGTGGTCTAAATCTTGCCTTTCCTGATATAATTAAAATAGAAAAGAACATACCAAGTGCTACTGCTAATGCCGAACAGTCATTAGAACATAGAATTGGTATGGATAATAAGGAAGTTCATAAGATTTATATGTGTAAGCAGTTTTCAAGAGTTCAGAACGTCCAAGATAGAATTTACTTGAATGCTAGGTGTGATGGCGTTAATCAGGAAGAATACAATGTGAATATTGACGGTGTTGATATTTTCCAAGAAGCAAAATGGAATCCTAACTCTCAGTATAATGAAACTACTAATTGTTTAGGAGGCGAACTTAATGTTCCTCGTCCTGTGTATTTCTGTGATGAAAACACTTATATGAGTCGTCTTGCTGATACCAACGGTGGTATTTTAGGTAAGATGAAACCACTTTGCCTTGATTTAACCAATGGTAATGCTGGGGTTGTTGGTGCTGGTCGTCAGATAGGTTCTTATCCTATAATTTGGAAATACAAGAGAAAACCAACTGCTGATGTTCCTAACACTGCTTCTGCTCATCCTAATGGAAATATTGTAGAGTCTATGTCTGGTGCGATGAGTGCTGATTACTTTGTGTATTGTTCTAGAACCGCAAATATTACCTCCACTCCAAGCGGAACTGCCGTTATGGTTAGTTATTAATTTTTCTTTTTCTTTTTTTTTATCTTATTCCATTATATACAAATGGCGAAGCGTAATTTTACTCGTGATGAGATTAGAAATATGATACAAAATGATTCTAATAGTGTGAATAGGGTTTTTGGTATGATTGCTACTCCTCAAACAAGAAATTTACCATTAGATCAAAGGGTATATGCTCCTAGTCCTAATATTGGTAGATCAGGTAATCCATTAAATGTTAGAGGTAAAATGGGTAAAAAAAAAGCAGAAAGTTTTACAGAAGATGGTTTTGTAGATAGAATTTTTAATCACGCTCACGATTGGGGAACTGGTAATATTAGAAATTTGTTTAACGCACCAGCAGGAGCAGGAGGAGCAGCACCAGCACCAGCACCAGCAGCACCAGCACCAGCACCAGCACCAGCACCAGCAGCAGTTCCAGCAGCACCAGCACCAGTAGCAGTTCCAGCACCAGTAGCAGGAGCAGGAGGAGCAGCACCAGCAATGCCTAATCAATTAACAAAGGAAGAAAAGTTAAAGGAAGAAAAAAGATATTATAATGAACTTTTAGATTTTATTAACTCTCCTGAGGCACGAGGCGGAAGACACCATAGAGTTAGAAAAGTAATGGCATCATTAGGTAGAGTAGGAGATAAAATATTTGATACAAATTTAGATGATGATACTATTAAAGAACTTAAAAGAACAGCGATAATAAAAGAATTTGGTTTAAAAGATTTAGCACAAGGAAGGAGTGGGGAAGATAATACAGTATCACGACAAAGAATATATGATTATATTGATACAGTTGGAGCAAGATTTAGGGAAGACCCCTCAATGGCGGAGGTAGCAAGGGAAAGATTTAGAGAAAGAGCAGTAGAAAGGGAAGAACAAGGTTATTCAAGAAGAACAGCAGATTTAGCAAAAGACGATATAAAAGGCAAACAGAAAGTATTTCAAGAAATAGTTCAAGAAGCACGGCAAGACGACCCTGAGGAAAGAGGAATTAGAACTGCGGTTAGAGGATCACAATCGTTTAGAGATTTGCCTGGTGGTGGCGTAGATACAACAGCACCTCCTGAAAGATATTCTACTACAAGACAAGCACTGTCTGAAATGAGGGGTATAGAACCAGCATTTGGAACAGCAGGTTCAGAAACTAAAATAGACCCTGAAAGACAAAAAAAATTAGCAAGAATGTTTCAAGATAAAATAGTAAGAAAAAAAGCAGAGTGGAGTGCTGACGGAACTACATTAAAAACTATGAATTATGCTGGAACAGAAGGAGTAGATTTTACAGACAAAGCAAGTTTGGATCAAGAATTAAAAGAAAGTTATCAAGCATTTGCTACACCACGAGATTTAACTGGGGATCAACTTGACGAATTTCAAGAAAAATATGAAGAAACAATTAATCGTATAAAACAGAAAGAAGGTGAATCAGAGGATGATTATGATGACCGTGTTAATGAAACAGAAAGACAACTTGCGGATTTTGAGTTTCAATCTAAACAATACGAAGAAATGTTTAAAAGAGAAGCACAAATTCCTAATTTTTTTAATCAATTTTTAGATAACGGAAATAAATTTGTAGGAAGGGTTAAACCTAATGCTAAACCTAATTATATAATGATAAACGAACAAGGTGATGTTGAACGCAAAAGTAAAGCAGATTATATAAAAGAATATGCTAATAATCCTGATGCTTTGGCGTTTTATTTTAATACACACAATGATAAAATTACACAATTAGACAAACCTGATGTTTATGATTCTTCACAACACGAAAATAAAATGGGTGGTATTGCTTCTGTTAATAAATTTACAGCAGGTGGTAAAACAATATATATGTATCACGGTTCAGATAGAGGTCATATATCATTAGCAGGAGGAGGAAAACAAAACAAAGAGAAAGGATTAGCACACGATCCTTTTTTGGTAGAATATAATGACCCTTTATTAACTGGTGATTTTGGAAGTATTTTAAATAAAGTAGGAATACCTCGTGTTCCGAATGTTGAAGCAAATGAAATTTTACGAGTTTCCTTAGCAAGTAATATGGGTAAATATAATCCAGTTGATCCTATGAATCCTTATACTTCAACTCCAACAGGAATAAATCCTAATAGGTTAAATCTGACGGATGCTACAATCACAGGAAAATTTACTGCGGAAACTAGTGGTAAAACAGGAACAGGAACTTTTAACATAAGAAAAGGTGGTATCCAAAATGTTGTTTTACCAAAAGCAGAAAGACTTAATAGTTTAAGAATACAACAAAGGAATTCTATGATGGGAATAAAAGTTTCAAGAAAAATTAAAACACTTCAAGTAGAACCAAGAGGTTTTACTGGATTAACTTAATAAATCGTGTTTTCGGAAAACACGATTACAAACACGATTTTAGCACTTTTTAGAATCATAACAGTTATAGTCTAATTAATATATTTTAAAAATAAAAGAATAAGAAAAAAAGTAAAAATCGTGTTTTCCGTGTTTTCCGTGTTTTTTTTGTAAAAAAAATTTGAGATTTTTTTTGTAGAGTTTTTTTTTGAAAACACGATTTTACGATTTTTAAGTTCGTCCGTCTCCGCCTCCACTTGAAGGATTGGGTCTAGACCTCTTCTTTATCTCCATATTTGCCTTCTTTGAAACTTTTTGTCCTTGTAATGCTTCTCTACTACGACCACTTAAACGGTTCATAGTATCTAATTGACTCATTGCCTTTGATTGAGATTTTTCCATATCATAATTACCTATGACTTCCGCCATACTTGAAGCATTACTTGGAGGAGCATTTAACATTCCATTATTACCTACGGACGCTTTTGGTTTCTTAAAACCACCACGCCTTTTTTCAGGAGTTCCGACATTCTTAGTTTTAGGTTTAGGGTCTCCTTTCCGTTTATAGACAGTGGATTTGACTCCGTCTTTGCTCATCACTTGGACTGGTTCGTAATCAGGATTACCTTTACGCTGAACCATTTTTTGTTTATATATTTACAAAATAAAAAAAATATAGTTATTATATATTAAAATGTCTAGATACGGAAGATTTAATCCAGCAAATTTAAATATAAACCCTGATGAATTTGGGACTCGTAGTGCTCCACCACCTACCATAGGTGCTAATCCAGTTAGTGGTAATATAGCATTAGAACAGCAAGGCAGAAGAGGCGTTAGTAGGTCTGCTACCAATCCTTCTACACAAGGAGACGGAAATCAAGTAAGACCTGCTAATTTTGGGACTTCTTCTACTACCGCTATTGCTCCACAGCAACTTGCTCCAACCTCCGCAGGTGCTAAAAAAAGGGGTAAGAGAGTAGCACATTCTTTTATAAACTCCTCAGGTGCTAAACCTAAAAAACAGATGCCAAAAAAAGAAACTCCGCAGGTGCTAAGAAAAGAAAAAGTAGTTAAAAGTGCTAAACCAAAAGCAGTAAAAGAAGTAAAAGCAGTTAAAGCAGTTAAAGCAGAAAAAGAACAAACAGTTCCTAAGGCAAAAAAAGTGGTTCAAAAGGAATCAACTAAACCAGTTAGTAAAAAAATAGCAGCAGTAAAAACTGCTCCTTCCAGCAAACCAACTAAAATGAGTGGGGAACAAACTGCTCCTAAAAGCAGAGGACAAGGAGCAGGTGAGATAACAAGCAAAGATTTAGTTAGTAAAAGAGCAAAAAAAAAAGTATATTAAGTATATAATAAAATGTCCGAAGAAATGTTTATTAAGGAATCTGTTGCGGAAACTACACCAAAAGCACCTAAGGCAAAAAAACAACTCAGTGAGAGACAATTAGAGGGTCTAAAAAAAGGCAGAGAAAGAATGGCGGAAAAACGGAAAGAGAAAAAAGTAATTGAAAACAAAAAAAAGGCACTGATGGAAATGGATAAAAAAGTAGTTGAAGAGAACACCAATAAAAATAAGAAAGAAAGGAAAGAAAAAAAAGAAAAGATTGCGGATTCAGAAGAGAAACTATCATTTGCTATTAGAAAGGAAAGAGGTGAAAAATCCTTAAATAAGTTTAATAAGATTAAATTAGACACAGTTGATAAGATAAAGTCAATGGACGATTTAAAGGAATTTGAAACCATAATGGGAGGAGTATCTAATGATATGGCGAAGAATCCTGAAAAGTTGTATGCTTATTTGGAAGAACACGCCAATAGACTTACACCTAATAAAAAAGCAAATAAAAAATCTAACTTATCATTAATAGTAGAATAATAAAATGTCTATGTATAAGTATGGTAGTGAAGCAGTTGGTAAAGATTTAAAGGCAGAAGACGAGCATAAAAAAAAAAAAGATAAAAAAAAAAAGAACTCCGAGAGAGAAGACCCTAATCGTGATTTAAAGATTTACCCTATAAAAATAGATGATAGTAAATTGAATCAAGGAGAACCAAAATATCCTTTATCTTCACCAGTTCATTTACATTTAGTCATAGGTAGAGTTAAAGCAGGTAAATCATTGCTTATTAACAATCTCTATTTATCAGAACGATTTTTTAAAGACGATTTTGAAACACGAATTCTTATTAGTTCTACGGCACACAATGATGCTGTAAATAAATATATGATAGACGAATTTGATTTTGTTTTTACTGAATATTCAGAACAACTAATAGATGAGATTATAAATTTGGTTCAGAATGATGAAGGGAAAGGAAGGTGGTTAATTTTATTGGACGATATTATAGGTGATGTCAAATTTAATAGGTCAGGTGGCGTTGATAGTATCTCTGCTCTTGCCTCCAAGTTCCGTCATATTGGTAATGGAGAAGTTGAAGGCAAATTATCAGTCTGTATTACGACACAGTATTTTAAATTCATTTCTACAATTCTTAGAAACAACGCTACGGCGTATTATCTTATGGGTAGTTTTCCTGAGGCAGAAATGAAAAAAATAGCAGAATCATTATCCTTCTTTGGTAATGGTGATAAAGAATTTATGGAAATATTTAGAAGAAGCAGACAACAAGAATACGATTTTTTGTATTGTTCCGTAGAACATTTAGAAGCAAGGCGTAATCACGAAGACCTTATATGGAGCAAAGAAGAAGGGTGGTCTAGTCCTTGGAGTGGTGAGAAGAATAAAGAAGAACAACCAATGATAGAAAATAATGTTATAGAAAAACAAGAAAATTAAAATATCTAATAATGATATACAAAATGGATTTTCAAAGTAGAATTAACCAGTTTAGACAAGGTTTATCTGACCAACAAGACTCTTACAATAGGGCAATGGGTAATTTAGGACAAATGGGTAGAACTCTTATACCGAATGCTCCTGATAAAGTAGCAGAACATTATGCTTATATGGAAAAAACTGGTGGTATGATTACTGGTGCTAGTGCTGGGATTCATACTGTAAAGAATTTAGGTAAAAGAATGTTAAAAGCAAGACAGCAAAAACAAGGTCAGCAAAATAATAAACCACAGCAAAATAATAAACCACAAGAAGATAAAATAGAAGACGAATCTTCTTTAAAAGAAGAATCTCAGGGTGAAAGAGAAGCACCAAAAGAAGTAGTCCAAGATACAAGTCCTGAACAAAAAGAATTACTTTCTACTGGGAAAATAGAAGAAAGTTATAAGGAGTTAAGTGGTGGAAAAACAGGTGTATCTGCTAGAAGAACAGACCAAGAAGAATTAAGTGGAGATGACGCTGGTGCTGTTAAAGGTTCAGGTGGAGGAGGCGGAATGGGTGAAGAAAACCCCTTTGAGACCGACTCTGCTACTGGAAAAGTAGGAGATGCCCCTTTGAAACAACTAGATACATCAGGTGGTTCTAAAACTGATTTTTCAGAAATAGAACCAGCAAAAGGAACTCCTATTGGGGGAAGCACTCCTGAGGAGTTAGAAGAAGGTGCTAAGGCATTTAAAGGCAATTTAGGAACTGCCTCTGACGATACTGCTTCATTTGCTTCTAAGGCAAGTGATTTAGCAGATACTGCTGGGAATGTAGTAAAAAATGCTGCTAGTAAAGCAGCAAGTGCCGTAGGTGATATTACAATGGAGGGTATTGCGGATGCTGTTCCAGTTTTAGGTGAGTTAGCAGGATTAGGTATGTTAATTCACGGTATAGTTAAGGCACATAAACACGAAGAAAACGCTCCTCCTACCGCTGCTCCACAACTAACAGCATCAACAGGTGAAACTCGTGAAGCGTCAGGTGGTTTTGATAGTTCAATGTTAAAAATGAATGACGCTCCTTCAATATACTAACGAAGTGGGTAAAAAATCTCAGATTTTTAAATTTTTTAAAATATTTTCTTATCTCTTTGTATAGAATGAACTTTAATCTTATTTCACCAGTAGGAAACGGTCATAATTTTAATGTAAGGTTTAATGAACCTATTATAATACCTGAGGATGCTTCCGTATCTCTTAACTGGGGACAGTTTGAAAGAGATAACAAAATTAGATTTACAGAAGCACAAACAATAAAAGTTAATCCAGTTGTTTTACCATATTATAATGTAATGCTTCCTAAGGTAGGTGGTGAATTTATTAGAAATGGTTTAGAAGCAAATGTAGGTGATTTTACTTATACTATTCCAGCAGGAACTTATAATTTAAAAGATTTACAAAACGCAATAACAGATGCTTTTACTGCTACTGGAAAATGTATGGTTAGTGAATTAGCGGAAGAAGACCAAAATCAAAATTCAACAAGAACTGCTGATAATAAAAGTTTGATGTTAGCAAACTATATGTTTGTTAATAGAAAACCTCATATTGACGACAGTCATTTAGTTATGGGTTTTAGTATGAGTCCTAAAAATACCGTAGCAGATATACACCCTACACACCGAAAAGATTTTAGTGTATTAGGTAGTGGTTTGTGTTTAGCAGAAGCAACTGGTAGTGCTTTCCTTGCTGGTAGTGATGCTAATGCTAATAAACAGAAGGGATTACCAGCGGAAGGAAGTTATGCTAGTTATGCTTTGTTAAAACACAAATATAACCATTGTAATGCTAATTTCGAGAGTTATACACACTCAAATGGAGAATTTAGGAGTCTTAATGACGGACATATGGACGAGATTGATTACCAAAACACAGTTCATATAACTATGAATCAATTATTAACCGAGCAAGTGGGTAATGTTTTTGTAGGTCTTTATTCAGAGGGTTATGCTGGTATTAATGATGGAGTGGAAGATGTTTATACAGGATCATTAGCAGATGATGATACAGGTGATCCAGTAGCACAAAGAATACAAAAAAATAATATGAAAACAGTTAAATCACAAACAAGTGTTAATAGTGGTTTTTATCCTAAATGTGTTTTTGGTTTAGAAATTACTGGAACTAATGCTAATGTAGGAGAAGGAGTAGGAAAAAAAGCAGGAAAAGCAGGAATGATAAATGTAGTAATGGCGGAATTTGGAACTATTGCTCCATTTGATGCTATAACACAAGAATTTCCTATTAAGGGTATGAGAGTAGTTAAGACGGTTGATCCTCGTGCTAGTGGTTTAGTAGGTTTAGATGTGGAAGCATTACAAATAGGATTTCAAACTTATTTTGATAGAGGTAATAAACATCACGCTTTTCACGGTTCAACAAAGGGAACTTGTCATCTAAGAGCGTATGTGATGGATTCAGATGGTAGTAAAGAAGTCTTTTTTGATACTAATACATCTAATCCAACTACTCAACCTGATTTCGTAAAGGGATTAGTTTCAGCAGGATATATGTCATCTTACCAAACTGGAAATCCTAATTTAGCAAAAGCAATAAGCACTATTCCATTTACTCCTATTATTGCTGCTACGGAAAATGGTGAGGGTGCTGATATTGAATATTCAGCAATAAAATCAGAATTTAATGGAACTGGTGCTGATAGTAATGCTAGGATTGATTCTATTCTATTGGATTACACAATGACTTTATCACCTGAATTAGGTAGTTTATATACACCAACTTCATTACCTTTAACTTTAACTTCTAAGGGTGCTTCTTATTTATCATATTTAGGAATTGTTGAATATTATATGAATAAGGGTATTTACTACAATATGGATATGGACGATAATGATTTTTGGTATGATAATAGGAGTGTTATAGGACAATACAGACAAGATAAATATAGTATAGTTCTTAACAACCTTCCTATAAAGGCGTATAAGAATACTGACGATAAGAGTAAATCAGGATATAGGAAACCAATACTTGCTAATGTGCCTTCTCCTTTTAGTGGTGCGGATGTAGCAATGGGACATAATGGAACTATTATGGGTTCTTATGTTCCAAGTTTAGGAGTGGTTAATAGGTTATCCAATCAAACAATGACTACTAATAATTTTGATGTTGAAATCAGAGATATGGAAAATGATAAACCAGCAGAACAATTAACTAAAACTATAATTAACTTTACAATTACAGGGAATCAATAAAACTATTAAAAAAAAAATCTTATAACAATATATACAATCAAATATGCCTGTTATTAAGAAACCATTTACTCTTGCTCCTTTAAATGATAATCCAGTTGTATTAAGTGGTAGTAATACTTCTATGACTATTCAAGGTGGATTTTCACACAAACAAGGATTTCCAACTATTAAATTTAGTATTCCTCCTCAACCTACTATGTTAGAAATGAGTTCTTTAAGACTTGTAGGACAAGTATTAATTAAGAAGGCAGACGCAACTGTTTTAGTAGCACGGAATAATAGTGCTGAATATTCTAACGGAAGATACGCAGCAAATTCTGTAAAAGGAACAATTGAAAATGTAGATGCTAATATGATTCCTCAGACCGCACTTAACCTTCCTAATTGGGGAGGTATTAAGAATGTAATTGATAAGGTGGTGGTTCAGTCTAAGAAGTCTCTTATTGAATTAACTTCTGTGAATAACTACGGACAGTATTCAGGAATAACCGAATGCTACAACAACAACGGAGACGACTACTTACGCTCTCCAATCACCAATGCTCTTGCTTGTGGAACTCACGCTACTAATTCTAACCGACGCTTACTTTCTGCTTCCTTAGCAGGAGCAAATGAAGCGGTGTCTTTATCAAGTGCTAACGACCGTATGATAGGTCAGTTTTTTTCTATTCCAATTGCCGTGGATTTATTAGGAGGACAGGACTTATTTTTAGACGACGATTACTTAGGTGGATTACTTTTAACTATTCACCTTGCTAATGATAATGCTGTATTCAATAACAAATATAATAGAACTAAGGGTTCTTTTGTAGGACCTAACGACCAGTCTGCTTTATCTTATGTGTTAAAGAACATTAGATTAGAGGGTAGATATGTAGTGCCTGACGAACAGGACTTAGCACAGATACCACCAAGTATGAATCTTGATAGTAGATTAAATCTTATTAACGATATTCATTCTAGTGTTAATGCTAATGCTTACACTCCACAATTACAGTCAGTTAAATCTATGGTGAATGTGTTTATGGATTCAGACCAGTCTAATTCATTTGCTAAGAATCAAAATAACTTCCGCAGAGTTGTAGGAGAAAAGTCTAATCAACAGGCAAGAAACGGTCTCAGATTTCCACACAATTACGAGACACTTAACAAACCTAATTTTGAATCTGCTACCGAACAAGGAGGAGGGGAGCATTCTGAAAAGTTATTACAGTTTCCAGCACTTGCTATGGGAGACTCAGAAACTCGTAAGCAGTTTGAGAGAGCGTTATTAGACGGTTCTTCACCATACCACAGTAGTGCTTCTTTAAAAACCACTAATAGTGCTTTATCTGAGGATATACAAGACGGAGCATTAGGAGCAGACGCAGGATTAGTAGATAATACTAAGGTTGATTGCGTAGGTATTGGTGCGGATTTTTCTTATGGTATTGGAATGACTCAGAATTTTGTGAATCAAGACTACAATCTTACTCTTAGAAGTGGAGTCAATACTGGTAATGCTAAATTATCTGCTAATAGAAATGGTGCTGTTGATGCTAATCCATTATTACAACAGACTTTTATTAGATACAATAGTCAATTTGATAGTCAATCACTCGTTAAAGTGATTTAAAATAATTCTTATATTCTTTTATATTAAACTATGGAACTTTTTAACGCTCACGAAGTAAAGACTCGTTGGACTTTATCTATTTTTGACTTAAATATGTTAGAAGTAGCATTATCACATATATTAGCAACAGGAGAGGATATACCTGATTTTTCACATTACAGAGATTATACTGAGGTATTACTACATAAAATTAAAAAAAAGATATTTAATTTAGAGGTAAAGTATGAAGACGACTTACACGAACTAATGGAATTAAATGACGCACTACCAGAGGAAGTAGATTTACCTGAATAAAATTTGAAAAAAAAAAATTGATTTTTAAATTTCTATCTCTATTTACCTAAAAAAACAAAATAATATGACTGAATTCAATATTCCAATGTGTGAAAACTCCAAACAATATTCAGAGATATCTAAGGATATATTTGATATGATGAAAAAGTTTAGAGACGATAATTACGAATTTACAGACCGAGTTGATAAAAAGTATAAAGAAGAAAAGCAGATATATGAATTATTATTAATTAAAGTAAAAAGTATGGAATCAATTAAAGAGAACATAGAGTCAGGTAAAGCAAGTGAAGAAGAACATAAAAAGATATTTGACCTTTATAAATTTGGTGCTAATAATGTTAGGCAATTGAAAGCGTATGGAAGAAGTAGAAAAAGGTATGCTGGTGAATCTCTCTACTTTGCTGAATTAATGAGGTTAGATACAAAGGAAGCAAAAAAGACACACGAAAAGTTAAATGATATGTATTCAGAGGATTTAGAAGAAGTAAGTGAAATGGTTAGAAACAATGAGAAAGTTGTAGTATCAGGTAGTGATATAGGAGGTAAAAATAATACAGAGGATAAAGGTGAAGGAGGGTTAATGAAATATGGAGAAACAATCAAAGAGCAATTTAACGCAAGAGTCTATTTTATGGACGCTGTTAAATATTTAAAAAGTCATAAAGAATACAAATACCAAAAAATTCTAGCACAAAGAACAGACGAGAATGAGTTTTCTTATCACACACACTTATGTGATTATGACCCACAATTATAAAAAATAAAAGACCAGTGGTAGGTTTAACGATTTTAATAGGAGAGAGTATGAAAGTGCCGACAATCTAAGTTGGTGAAGAATTACATAATTATATATTTTTTGTATTATATTTTATAAATCGTAAAAAAAAACTATAAAAATAAACACAACTTTTTTTTCCCAAACCAACACGGAAAACACGGAAAACACGGAAAACACGGAAAACACGATTACATTCTAACATTACCCCAGTGGTCTAAGAAGAATTTACCACACCCTTCACAATTTATAATTTCACTCATACCCCCCTTTAACTCTTCTTGCTTGTTAAGAGTTCCACATTCATTACAAGTAATAATCTCTTCACTTACACACCCTTCTTCGTCTATCATAACACCACAGTTATCACACTTACTATCATTATCTTCAAGACAGCACACAGTCATAGTATGACCGCAGTATTCACAGTCGCAAGTAGGTAGTTCCTCTTCCTCCTCCTCACTCTCTTCCTCCTTAGGGTAGTAGTCAAACTCTACATTGTAGTCATTGAAGATTTCCTCCATAGCGTCTAAGATTTCCTGAGTTCGTTCCCAAGTTTCCCTCCATACCTTCTCATAGAGGTAAGTTGCCCTTGTGTTAATTTCAGACCATATTGCCTCTGCCTGTGCGTCGTCCTTGTAGTTGATTCCAGTCATTTGACCTTCGTCGTCTTCTTCGTGTTGCTCTATGTAGAGTGTCTCGTAGTGAGAGCAGTTGAGGCGGATAGTGAGGAGTTCTCCACACCGTAAGTCCTTGTTGTTGTAGTTAGTAGATTGGTTAAGATTAGACATAATTTATGAGATATAGTCAAATTTGTATTCAATTAAGAAAATCAATTTTTTTTTTTCATTCAACGAAGAACGAAATTTAAAGGTCGTTAGTAGCAAGTTCGTCTAGCATATCCTCCTCGTCATTACAAACGGTATCACACCCATACCCTCCGCAATTACAAGGAGTCCTACGACTAACTGGTTCAATACCCCTTTCACAGCATAAGTTAAGATAACATATATAACAGAATTTAACCTCTGTATTATCACTTTTTACAAGCGTGTATGTATCTACCTTTTTAAGGTAAGTATCACACATATAGCATTTGTTT